ACCATTATCCATCGTTTGAATAACATATGAGTTAATTAGGGCTTCACATATCTTCTTCTTGTTCACTTTCTTATCGGTGATTTCAGTCAACTTCACTGAAGGTACGTATTCCATGACAATCATCTCATCGTTCGAATACTTTTTATAGACCCTCGGAACTTTAACCCAGTCAACTTCTTTCATACTTTTCCGAAACTTGATGGCGTTATCAATCTCTTGTCTATAGTCAGCCTCTCCTAAGAGATACTCTATAGACTCGTCAAGAACGCTCCCTGAACTATTCCCAGTGTCGATACCAACTTGTTCTAGAAAGTGTACAATTTCCCGAATATTATCTGTATCCTCCTTCATGATATCCAAGATTCCTGGGCGTTTTAATTTTACAACAACTTTTTGACCGTTTTGGAGTACAGCCATATGGACCTGGCCGATGCTCGCTGATTTAAATGGTACATGGTCAAATTTTTTAAAAATATCATAGTCTACAATGGTATCGAATTCCACGGGAGGAACGTCATCTTGTAACGATTCCAACTCCCTTGTAAATTCAGGTGGATAGAGATCCGCTCTCGTGGAAGCGATTTGACCTAATTTTACAAATGTTGGACCTAGATCGAGGAGTTCCTCTTTTGTCCATCGACCAAGTTCTGTTTTATTTTTTAAAGTGGCATTCTTCCAAATAAACTTACCCGCAAATTTCCATGTTTTTAGTTTACGATTTGGAACTTTGATTGATACATGTTGAGACACACATAACATTCTACATTCTATAAATGTTTTTTTCTATAACTATAATAGATGAAGATTCATATTGTCGGTGCTGGACCCACTGGGTTATCGCTTGCATGGGAGCTTTTAAAGACGGATGAACATGACGTTGTAATTTATGATAGAAAAGATTCAGCGGGAGGATCATGGTGGGAACCGAGTGTAGAAACTCGTGACCTCCACGCACATCGTATCGTGTTTGATCGGGCATTTGTCAACACACGATCATTATTCAAAGAGATGGGGATAAAATGGGATGATATATTTGAAGCCAAAGATAAGTCCGAATATCTAAGTTTCGTACTTCAATCTTTAAGTTTAAGAGATTATGGAACTTTAATTTCACTATTTAGTAGAGTATTAACAAACCCTACAAAGTATAAATCAATTTCCTTGAGTGATTCCATTGGTACTCTTAGTAGAAGTGGTCAGGATGTCATTGAACATCTTTCACTTATCATGGATGGTGTTACGTGGGATAGAATGTCAGCTTATGAATTCGTAAAGAATTTGGATCATGTAGGTCTTTCTACCCCATATTCACAGAAAGTATCTGGGAAGGTGATGTGTGATGCAATGGAAGAAGCTGTCCTCGAAGCTGGTGGGAATTTCATATTTAATACTGAACTTGAGTCTGTAGCATATGGTGAAGATTCGTATATGGCTAAATTTTCGGATGGGAAAGTGATCAGTGATGGAATGCTTTTCATTTGTATCGATAATAGTCCAGCTTATAAAATTATGGGTGATAATTGGGGTCTTGACGCAGTTAACAAAGTACGAGATAGTACATATGGTGCAATAAATGTTCTTCTTGATTACGAAGATATTATGGAAATAAAGAGTGATCTTGAAATAGCTGCAACAACTAGGTGGAATCTCCAACCAAAGGTTCTTTCTGATGGTAAAACAATAGCATGTGTTATTTGTGATATAACAGAGGATATCATAAAGACAGATCCCGAAACACTTAAAATGGAAGTTCTCAAACAATTGAAGTTACCAGAACCAAAAGATATGCGTATAGGGTGGGGTGCAGAATGGAAAGGGAATGCGTGGGAATTCTCACAATCATCTGGTGTACTGAGCCTTGATGGACAATTACCATTTTTCGGGAAATGTTCCAAAGTTGCTATGTGTGGTATGATGTCACCAAGAAATACACCATATTCGAGCATTGAAGCTGCTATCGAGGTATCCAGAACTCTCAGTCATCAAGAGTTTGGTACGAGAGAATCACATACACCATTACTTCTATCAAATGTATTACTTATAATTTTAGTGCTACTTATAGTTTTAATTTTACTATATCGTAATAGAAATCAATGAAGTTTAAAGCTAAAGTGTATGAACCTATGTACGAATTTAACAATAAAAAGTATATCAGATTTATTATCCCGGGAGATATCTCCGTGATCATAGATCGAATGCATACAAAAAAATGGCATTTACTGAAGAATGGAAATTTGGATATACCATTAGATGGTAACATTCTCAAAGTGAAAGTGCCATTTAGATATAGACGGGTTATGTGTGAAGTTAGAGGGCGTCCCATTCAATCTCTTTGTAATGGAGATGAACTTGAAGTCGTTTTAGACTTCAAAGGTGCATGGAATATTGAAAATTACTCGGGCTTTTCCTGGGTACTTTTGAGAGGATCTTTTTTATCTGGCAATGGAATAACCTCTAGACCAGAATCCTTGAATCCCTGAAAAGTTGATAGGACTCCTTGTGTACGAAAAAGCTCTTGTGTAAGATCCTCGAGTTTGTTTTGCAACTTCCTAATATTATCCTCAATGTTGACAGACGGCATTTACTCATTTAAAGTATACAATCTTTAAATGAGTAATATGAAGGTTCTCACGAGAACTGGATATCTAGTAGAAATGGGTGGATTACAGGATATTAAAAAGGAACTTAATGTAAGACCGGTCGTCAATGGCGATTACGGATTCCCTCCACCACCTTTTAAAGTTTACAAATCAGCTAAGACGGGAATCTGCGTTCCAAGATTCTACGGAACTTCTAAATTTGGAGAACCAGATCAAGATAAACGACCCGAACCCACCAAGATTGATACCAGATTTTCAGGAAAACTTCGAGACGCTACACATCAAAATGAAGCATTCGCAGCAGCTATTAAAGCAGGGCATGGCGTCCTTTCTTTACCATGCGGTTTCGGTAAAACGACTGTATCCCTGGCCATAGCCTCAAAACTCGGATATCGTACTATGATTGTTGTACACAAACAATTTCTCGCTGATCAGTGGAGAGAACGCATTCAGCAGTTTTGTCCCGGGGCTACTATTGGAGTTGTTCAACAAAATAAAAAGGAAGTCAATTGTGATTTTGTCATAGCCATGTTGCAATCTTTATCACAGAGAGAATATATTTTCAGTGACTTTGAAAGTATAGGAACTGTTATAGTGGATGAAGCACACCATATTTGTGCACAAACATTTTCACAATCTCTATTTAAAATGTGCCCAAAACACATCTTTGGTCTTTCCGCAACACCAGAACGGAAAGATGGTCTCACCAAGATTCTCCACTGGTTTATGGGACCCACATTTTTTGCAGTTGAACGAAAAAATCAGGAGCAGGTAGAAGTTTTTCCGGTTGTTTTTGAATCCCCAAACTACAAAAACCCTCCACCCTCTATGCGAAATGGTAAAATTTCAATGCCCAATATGATCACAGAAATAGTTGAGGATCGAACTAGAAACAAAATGTTAGTCGAATTGGTAAAAAAAGCATCTAGTGGTAGTCGCCAGCTTCTCGTACTCAGTGATCGCCGACAACATTGTGAATTTCTTCACCAGTGTTTCCCCAAAACATCAGGTCTTTACATGGGTGGTATGAAAGAATCTCAACTTCAAGAGTCTTCAAAGAAGAAAATCATATTCGCTACATTCAGTCAAGCCCACGAGGGTCTTGACATCCCCACATTAGATACAGTCATCCTCGCTTCTCCAAAATCAGATATTACTCAGAGTATTGGTAGAATTATGCGAGAGACTGCAGGAAAAAAGAACAATCCACATATTTATGATATTCACGATCCATGGTCAATTTTTACAGCTATGTATTACAAACGAACAAAGGTATATCGTCAAGGTGGTTTCAATATACATGGTAAAAGTATAGAAGAGCCGAAAAACAGCTTCCCTCAGGGAAAGTGTCTATTTTTATAATCTGATTAATAATTAAATGTCTGGTGCATTAATACAATTGGTGTCTAAAGGAGTTCAAGACGTATATCTCATGAGTGATGAAGGTCATTCATTTTTTAGAAGCAAGTTTACACGACATACAAACTTTTCTCAAGTTCCTAAATATATAAAAACTATTACAGACACAGACTCTTCCATTACAATTCCAGTATTCGGAGATATTATTAATGGTATATGGTTTGAATCAAATAGTAATAGCAATGATAACATCGCATCGAACTTATTTTATAATTCAACTATTGACCTTTATATAGGGGGTCAAAAAATTGACTCTCAACATTATGATTATTTTAGTGAAATATGGCCTAATTATTTAGCCGACACCTACAACAAAGCGAAGGAATTAAACACAAAGGCTTCACTTTCTAATCGATTCTTTGTACCCCTTCATTTTTTCTTTTGTGACCACAAAGCATTCTTACCTTTAGTTGCACTTCAAAATCATCAGACAGAAATACGAATCACTTTCAATCAATCGGTAATCAATACTATTCCAGAAAGTGAAAAAAAGGCTTTAGTGTATGGTAATTACATATTCCTTGATAAAGATGAAAGGGAGTCCCTTGTAAGGCGACCTATGGACTTCGTTATAACACAAACTCAACGTTTAGAATTTCCATTGAATGCTGTTACTGATAACATAACCGAATCTGGTGGATACAATGATTTAGATATTTCAAGTTTTAATCACCCAGTGAAGTCCATATTTTTTGGTTTCGGGTCATCACAAGTGAATCCTGTTGCCGATAGGTTTACATTTACAAAAGCAGATATTTACATCAACGGAACACCTTTAATAGAAAATATGAGTCCAGTATATTTTCACACAGCGCAAAATTATTTCAAATCCACGTATGGCAGAACGTATTTTAATCAAGCGAGTCACTCACCTATTTATACACGATATTTTGCATACCATTTCTGTATGAATGCATCAGACTATAACCCATCAGGATCTTGTAATTTCAGTCGCATAGACAATTCTAAAATTATTGTTAGGGGTGTCGAAGCTATTAATCGCGAACACATGTATGTATACGCAGTTAATTATAACGTATTGAGAATCAAGGATGGTTTAGCCGGAATTTTATTCGGCAATTAATGTATAATGGCGTTCCAAGCCGATGGCCCCCTTGTGTCAGTTGGTCAGATTTATGTAGGTAGTCTAGACGCCGCACCCAGAGAGGAAGATGTTATTACGGGTGTTGCGAGTATTGATACAGGTGAACTCACAGCAGATGAAATTGTAGTTGCAAACTTAGTTCTTTCAGGTCAACTGACTTCCACGGGTAATATGTTAATGACCGGGTTATCCAATATTTCACGTATATCATCGTCGCGAGTTGGTATAGGTACCGATAACTCTGTATATGAATTTATGGTTGGGGATAATAAAGTTGTCATCGATCGCAATTTACAGGATATTGTAACAGTTGATGGTAATGTGGCATCTACCAATCTTATAGCGACCGATTTTATTAGAACGTTTAACAATAAGTTTATTGTTGATAATGATGGATCAAATGTATTACAAGTTGTTGGGAATACAC